CAAAAAAAAAGCGCAGTCCGAAAACTACGCTCTTTCTAGTTGTTAGTCAGTTACTAATTAGTTTCTATAGTAGCATCTGTTCCACCTGAAGCAAATAAAGTAGCTAAAGCTGCTTCTGTAGAACAATCCAAGAAATTTGCAGGAGAAACTTCCATAGCTGCAAAAGTCAAGCTATATCCGTTAAAATCTCCTAAAGCCGAACCTGAAGAAACAGTTCCGCCTGTTACGTCTGCTCCTTGATCTAATCCCATTAAAAAGAATTGATCAGTCATTGAACGAACAACAATTCTAGGTCTACCAAAAGCCAAAAGTTTAACGTTTTTATGCGTTTGAATATCTTGTCTTTTAAGTTGAATAGAAAGTGTTTGTTCGAAATAAGTCGTTCCGTTTTCTCTTGAAGAATTAATAGTAGTTTCGAAAGAATTATTTCCTTTCAATTCGTATTTGTATAGGCTAATAGGTGTGGCAGGTGCCCAAGTATCTATTAAGTCTGTATTTGTAACGTCGTAAACTACGTCGTCCGAATCTAAATCGTCGTAATTGATGAAGTAAACCGCTTTCAGTCCTGAAACGCTGTCTTTACATTCTTCAATACGTCCGTTTGTAATATCGCAAGCCATTTTTAAATGTTTTTAAAGTTTATAAAAAAAGGGTGGCGTTTATTTCACCACCCTCGTTAATTGTCTATTCTAGTTATTAGTTAGCAGCGTTTACGATTCCGTAAGTAACTAAGTCTTCTACGTTAGCGTATTGAGCGCCAGCAGCCATTCTCATAATCATTCTTACGTTTTGGCTTCCGTCGATGTCTGACATATCGATTACTCTTACTTCTTGAGTGTCTGAAAGTAAAGAACATCCGAAGAACAAGTTTGATTTTTCAGCAGCTAAAGCAGTATTATCAGCAAGTCCGTTAGCAACGAAGATTTTAACGCCGTCAAAAGAAAGGCTTCCGTTGTTGTACCATTGTGTACCCATATTGTTAGTACCATTAGCGCCCAATCCAGAAGCACCAAAACCACCTAACGCTCTTACATACGCTCTAGCGATGTTTTGAGAAACGTAGATATGTAAATCGTCTTTTCCGTAAACTGCAGAAGGAATAGCATCAACTATGCTTCCTAATTCGTCGATTACGTTAGCAGCGGTTACGGTAGTTCCTGCGATTTCTTGTGCTGCAGGTAAAGCAGCGTCTAAAGCTACTTGAGTCATAATTCCGTCATAGTCTCCTGAAGTTGCAGTAGCACCTCTCCAAAAGCTAATTTCGTTTCTTTGTGCTACTTTAGCAGCAGTGTATCCGATTAAGTAATCAGCGAAAGACTTAGGCAAAGTGTCAAAAGAAGAATAACCTTGCTCAATTCCTTGCCAAGTGTCGTGAAAATCTTTTTTACACAATTGTAAGTTTACTTGTAGGTCTTTAACTTCTAGGATTCTTTCAGTCAAAGTTACAGTAGAAGTAGCAGTAAAGTCGCAAGACGCATCTTTTAAAATATCGTCTGTTCCTACTTTTTGCATAACTGCTTTAAATTTAACGTTAGGAAGTATTTCTACTCCTCCGTTTTCAATAGTTGGTGCGCTCAATAAAGCAGCGCTTACATACTTACCTGCGAATTCGCCTGCATAAGTTGTAGTGATTGATGTTGTTGTTGCCATTTTTTAATTATTAATTATTAGTTTTTATTTTTCAAATTTTTCGAATATGCTTTCTAGTGTAGATTTAGCACCTTTTTTAGCGAATTTATATCCGTGTTTTTCTTCCTTGTTTTCAGGATTCCAAACGATAGGTGCTACTTCTTCCGAAAGTTCAGTTTTTTCTTCAGTAGCTTCAGTAGTAGCTTCAGTAGTGTTTTCAGTATTGTCTTCATTTTCTACTTTGCTTAAAGTTTCTAGTTTAGCTTTCAATTCTTCGTTTTCTTTTTTCAAAGCTTCCATTTCCGAAAAGAAAGTTTCTTTAACGATTGATTCTACTGTTTTCTTGATAGGTTGAGAAACTTCAGCTTCCATTTCTTCTTCCTTCTTCGCTTCTTCTTCTACTGGCGCTTCTTCTTCAGCAGGTGCTTCTTCTTCTTTCGCCTTCATTTCTTTAATGATTCCTTCTTCTTCGATTACCATTATCATTCCGTCTTCCATTTCGTATTCGCCTACAGGAACAGGAATTTTTTGTTCGTCTTCTGTTACGACTACTACTTCGTTATCTGCTTCGAAAGATTCAGCTTCTACTTTAGTTACGCCGTCTCCCATTAACATTGTAGCAAGTTCTACTTCCATTCCTAGAAGCGTTCTTACTTTGTTTAGTATTTGATTTGCTTTCATTTTATTTATTTATTCGTGTTTATCTTAATGAACTAATCGCTGAAATTAATGCTTTAGTTTTCTTAAAACTTTTTTTCGCATCTTCTTCCATTTCTTTTTTCCAAGTAGTAACAGCTTTTAAAGGTGGGATTCCTAAATCTTTAAAAACAGCTAAAGCTTTATTTGCTATTTCTATTCCTTGCTGTGAAGCGATTGAATTTTCGCGGTATGCATCAACAACTTTGTTAATCGAAGCAGTTAACCCTTTTTCTAAACCTTCAGCAGTTTCTAAAGCTTTCTTTGCTTTTATTTTTTGCCTTTCTAAATCGTCAACTGTTGACAATTTTACTTCTTCTTTCGCTAGTTCTGTTTTGTCTTCTGCAATCTTTGAAAAGACGGATTTCATTGTATTCATAACTTATTAACTTTTTAATTATTTATTTGTTCCATTTTTATACGTTGCCTATGCCCTGTGCTTGCAAATCTCCGTTACAACATTTAGAGCTGTATTTTCCGTTTTTACATAGGCAGCCACGTTTACCGCCTTTAGGACTAGACTTGCTTGGAATGTATGTTTTCTTATTCTTCATTCCTTATTTGTTTTAGTTTTCTTTGCGCCCATTCTATACCTTCATCTCCGCCCCAAGCTAACCACATTAAACGCCCGCAGCCATCTCCTAGTTCCTTGTCGCTGTTTTGTCTGTGTCTTTCAAAAGCTGCCATTCGTGAAATAGTTTCTTCGCTTATTGGTTCGCCTTTTGCCAGTTGATTAGCGCGTTGTTTCCCTACGGCAGTTCCGCAAGTTCCCCATCCGTTTTTTTCTGCGTAGTTTAAAGCTGTTTTTGCGTTTTCACTTGCTGCCTTTGGATAGTCTGTATAACTTTCTAGATTTACGTTTAGTAGTTCTTTTAGTAGTTCTATAGTTTCTTGCTTTTCTATTTGCTCTTGCTTCATTTCGTACCTGTCGGCAAAATAGCCTTCTATGCTAAAGCCTTTTACTTTTCCGTCTTTTACGTCCTTCCAAACATCCTCGTTATTTACCTTCATAGAAATCATCCAAGTTCCTTTAGGTAATTTGAATCCGTGTTTTACTGACTTGTCTAGTTTTTCGTCTTCAATAATCCAAGATTCTACTACGGACATTCCGTTTAATTTCTTCTCGTGTTCGTAAGTAGCGTTGTTTTGATTGGAACGCATAAGGAAAAGTTCACTTGCTTTTCTTACTGTGTCTTCGCTGAAATAAATGTAGTATTCTTCGTTCTTGTCGTTACGTCTGTAGATTTGTTTGTTAGGAACTAAAGCAGCACCCATAAGAATACGCTTTTCCTTGTCAATTTCTTTTAGTTCTAATTCGTGTTTTTTTAGCGCTATAAAGTTTTCTTCTATGGCAGGCGATTCGACTACGGAAACGGCTTCTATTCCGCTTTCTAAATCGTTTTCGTCTATAACTAATTCTACGATTCTCATAATTTAATAACTTAAGTTTGTTTAAAGTGTTGCGTTTTTTACTCGGTTTCTGTCTAGGGCTTGTGCGCTTGTTACTTCTCCTGAAACTACATAAGCTTGTACAGGCTGCTGTTGAAGTTGTGCAAGTTGATTTATTCCTGAATCGCCTACTACGTTAAATTGTGGCGTAATAGCACCGCCTTCTAAACCTGCCGTACTTGGTTCTGCTACTGCACCACCACCGCCGCCGCCTTCGAATTTTTGCGAAGCTATTTGCGCTATGTTAGCAAGTCCTGCGGCTACTGCTATTCCTGCAGCGATTCCACCTCTTACTGGGCTTGAAGGATCAGGAACAGGAACGAACTGCGAACCATAAGCGCTTACTGCGTTTCTATAGGTGTCTATTGTTGCGCTTGCTATTTGTGCGCCCTTTTGAATATTGAAAGCCCTTCGTGCTGCCTTTTCGCTTTTCTTTCCGAATAGTTCAGTAAGGCTTATTATTAGGTCTAGGCTTTGCTTGGTGCTTTCTACTGCGAATTCTTGATTACGTTTTCTTAAGGCTGCCTTTTCTGCTTCGATTTCTTTTTCTTTGTCTGCGGCTGCCTTACGTAAAAGTATTTCTTTGTTTAGTTGGTCTTGTAAAGAATTTAAGGCTGTAGTAGCTTCGACTGCTTTAAAGTCTTGTATTTCGTTTAGTCTTGCTAAATCTGCTTGTTTTCTTAATTCGAAATATTTTTTACGAACTGCTTCTTTGTCTAGTTCTAGGTTTGTTTCTATTTCTTCTGCTAAAGCCCTTTCTTGTATATCTGTTATAGTTCTTTCTTTAAGTTGTTTTTCTAGGTCTTCTTTTCGTCTTTTTGCAGTCGTTTCAAGAAGTTTTATTTCTCTTGCTTCTTCGTCTGCTATTCGTCTTATTTGTTCGTCTTCTATTTGCCTAGATAAATCGTTTATTTGCTTTGCAGACTTCGTTTGTTTTTTAGTCTTGTCTTCGTATGCTTCAGCTACTTTTTGTGTAGAATCTAAAAGTTTTTTGTCGGCTGCAGTAAGTCCGTCTATTTGTTGAACTTCTTCTTTTAAGGCGCTTA